CCACTTTGTGAGTGTGGTCCAAAAGCAGTTGAGTTAGGACATAAAGAAACTTTTAAACTGTTTCCTAGTGTTCCTGCTTCTCTTGCAGCCCAAGTACCTATGTTAGTTACTTGACCAGCGCCAGTTTCAGAATAATATGTATCAAGATAGTCAGTAGTATTTTTAATCAAGACAGCAGTACCAGTTGACACAGCATTTACTAATCCTGTGATTGGTCTTACTACCTTCAGATTGTTTCCGTATCCTAAAAAGTTAGCAGCACAGAAAAATTCTTCAAAGTTAGATGAGTTTGGTTTACCAAATATTTCAACTAACTCATTCTCAGATGAAATAGTTGTAATCTCATCAATTGGTCCTTTTTCTGCTGTTATTACTATACCACCCGCTGATGTTGATACAGCAGGAATGACATTAGTAAGATCCTTTTCAGTAACGAGAACACCTGGTGATACTTGAAAAGCCATATTTTAGTTCTCCTTAATATTAAGTTTATTAGTTATAACCCTTTGCATATATTTATGATATATCAAAACTTCACTATTCGCCTTTGCGATATGATACTGGTTGCCATAACTCGCCTGCGTCATCAAAAAATGAGTTATTACGACCCTCTGGATCATTTAATCCATCATCTATAAATCCAAAAGGTGCCATATCTGCCTCAATGGCATTTTGTTGTTCAGTAAACATTTGACCCCTAACATCTACATTAGTTAATTCTTTAAAATATCTTTGATTTGCCAACCACGAAAATATAACAAGACACATCACTAAATCATCTGTCGAACCTGGTTCAGCTTCAAAAGATTTTCCTTTGGCAATAAAAGTCGATAATTCAGAGATCACATCAAAATCTTGAATGATTAATTTATCACCCTCGATTAAACTTTTCAGGTTAGAAGTTCCAATTTTTTTTGTACCCTTTGTCATTCTCAGACCTAATTGATTACCACGACCACTAAAGCCTCCACCTAATACTTGACCTGATCTACCTCTTTGAGTAACCATCATCATATTATCGTACTCTAATTCAAACTGTAAATTATCTGCAACTTGTTGACCTAAATCATTTATCTCTACTAATATAAATGCGTTATTATAATGTTTTGCAACTCTTTCTATAATACTAGGAAAAACAAGAGGTTTAATTTCGTTATCTCTATATTTTGCAACTAATTTATATGGCACACTTGTACAATCTGTTATACAAAATGCCGAGTAATCGTTTGTCAATCCTCTAGATACATCAACTGTCATAGTGTAAATGTGATTCTTCTTTGGCATTTCATAAACATCTAAACCACCACTTCGTTTAGGTTCAACCACAGGCATAGATTTAATTTTACTTGCAGTTATAAGCGTATCTACACTACCTAAAAACTCACACTCAAATTCTGTTGCAAACTGTGATTCACTTGTATTCTTAATTGTTTCTTCTTTCCACTTTTCATCACGACCAGGTACCTCACTCCAATGCACTTCGACAGGAACAAAGTTATTATTTTTATTTGTTGCGTCTACCCACATTTTATAAAACATATTCATGCCATGTGGTGTAGAAACTATCATCACTTTAGAAGATTTACCAGAAGATATTGTAGGGTAAACTGAACTAAAAAATTCTTCTGCAATACTATTAGGTACATAAGCGAACTCATCTAGAAAAATAATATTAAAGGTACTTCCTCGAACAGCACTAGAAGAGGTACTTGCCGCTACAATCCTACTTCCGTTTTCTAGTTCGAGAGAACCTTTGTTCCAGTTGAGAACGCCTTGTTGCATCCACTTAGGTAGATGTTCGTAAGCCAATTGCAAACGACCTAATAAATCTCTTGCAGTAGATGATTTATTGGCCAGTATCGCAACATTCACATTATCATTAAATAAGACATAGTGTAAGAGGTAAGAGACTATGATAGTTGACTTTCCACTCTGTCTAGGTAATTTACATATTGTAAACCTATTATCGTGGAAAGTATCTACCATCTTCCGCTGAAAGTCATACATTTCAAAAGGCACTAAACCTTTATCAATGGTGACAATTTTTAAATATTGTTCTATAAAATATTTAGGATCATCTAAACACTTTACAACTTCTTCAATTTGTTTTTTCGTAAAACGAGAAGGTGTATGTGCTTTCTTTAAATTAGGATTACCTAAATATTGATCTGTTATTGCCATTTAATTAAATTAATTTTTTTAGTGATTGTGATAAATCTTTATATTTTATTCTTGTGCCTCTAGCAATATCTTCTGCCATCTCTGCACCAAAATCTGCTTTATTCATCATAACATACATTTTTTCGCCAAGTAAATTGCCAGTTACAAAATCTGAAGGATAATGAAATCCTGCAATCACTCTTCCATAACCACATTCGTAAGCTGCTTTCATTAGTTCTCTTTCAGCCTTTGGTTCTTTACCTGCGACATATCTTGCAATAATTACTGATTGACAAGCATGACCACTTGGATATGAAGGTGTCTTATTTGTTTCACTTGGTAATGTATTGATACGAGATAAAACAATATGAGGTCTTTTTCGATTGTAAAAATTTTTAAAGTGTGTAATAATCGGAACAGATTCTTTTATAATTTGTTCAAGTTCATTTGGGTGAAACTCTAGTTTGTATTTTTTAATAACTTTCTTGATTGCAAAATAAGGATTTTGATCGTGATCTCTAACTGATTGCACTTGTTCAGGTGTTCTAATAAGTGCTATTTCATTTACTTTCAATGCTTCAGCCATATCATCTTTAGGTGGTGGCGGAAGTGTTATAACCTCTTCTAGTTTTTGTCTAAAAAATATCATTTTTTTTCCTTTAACATCTTTTGTAATTCAGTTGTTGACCCAACAAACAATGCGTTAGTTACATTCTTAGGTCCTTTGTCTGGCACCTCTTTTACTTTTTTTAGTTTATCTTGTAAGTCTAATAAATTTTGTGATACTTCACTTACTGTTTTAATTAATTGTCCTGCGACTTCATAAGCACGAGGATGTTCGCCTTCTTTTGCAAGATTAAGTATACCATCGATTGCTTCATTACCTTTATCAATTAAATTATAAAGATTTTTTCTACCAGTTTCAAAATCAATCTCTGGATCTTTATCATCTGGTACAACTAAATCTTTAGTTTCTTTTTGTATTACCTCTAGTTCGTTTGTTTCTTCAGCAATACCTAATACTTCATTTAATTTATCATCAATTTTGCTCATTTAAATCTTTCTATGACGGCTTAGTAGGATTTGATGTTGCATCCTCACCTGTCGTATTCTCATAATCTAAAGTGTCTGTAAAAAATTCTAATGTAGTTGTGTATGTATAAGTGTCATCTTTATCAGCAGATGTGGGGTTTGGTTGTACTGTAACTCTCTCAACTCTTGGTGCGTTACTTCCAGTATCTGAATATAAATCAGCAGATACTTTCTTAATTATAGCTGATGTAGATATAGGTCCATACAAATAAACTTTTGCTGTAAACTGTAAAGTATAAATTATTCTTCTTAAACTAGTTAAAGATCCTGTATAACTATCTTCATAATCAACACTATTTAAAATAAATGGTATATCTCTTTTTGTATCCATTGTTGTATCTTCAATCATAGTAACAGTATAATCAGGTTGAAAGAAAGGTAATATTTGCTCTATAATTTGTAGACCATCATCTGAATTTGCAGTATAAACATTCAAAGAAAAATTTACATTGTAAGGCACAGGCATATACTGATTATTCATTTTAGTTGTATCAGCGTTTGTTGTTACTTTTGTTATCTTTTGATTCTTATTTAATTTTCTAGTAGCGTCATATGAATATCCTGTAATTTCAAATGACATTCGAGGTAGAGTGATTGCCACTTTAGAATCATCGCCTGTTAAGTCTTGCTGTGCGTCTAATCTTGCAAGAAACTTTTCCTTTGGCGAATAAGATAAAGGTACTTTTATATTTTGTAGTGGATTCCCGCTAGAATCTAATCTCTTAATATTCACATTATTGAATATTGTACCAAACGCAATAACAGTATTACGAATTTTTTTATGATAAAAATGGTCACCAAACATTAGTATTCGTCAACCTCACCAAATGGATTTCTTTCACTAAAGTCTAATATATCATCTGCTGTTGAAGCAGTATTCGTACCTGCTTCTGTTTCAAATATTTGACCTTGATCGTTAGTTGCCTGTGTTGCCATTGTGAAGTCCTCATTTATCATATAATCTATTGCACCGATACTACTTTCTAATACAACTGATCCTACTTCATTTTCTAAAGTAAACTGGAAGTTCATTGTATCAGTTGATAGACTATCTTCAATACTATCAATCGTAGAAATACCAGTATCAATTCTTTCTGAACTATATTCAAATCTTGTGCAAGATAATTTATAAGTAGGTAAATTACTTTGTTGATAGAATGGTTGTTCGTGTTCTACAAACTGTATTTCAAAAAATGCGTTTGTAGTTGGGAAGTAAACTAGATCACCTTCTTGTGGTCTCTCAGCAGTTAGATCACTATTATTTTTTACTAATGTTTCCCATCTTAGTTTAGATAGAGTAAATACAATATCATCTCTTAATTCTAAACCAAACTTTTTAATAATCTCTTGTTCGCCCATATATCCATCAGTAT